CTGGCCCCGACCGGCGGCTATATTGCAGGCCGTGCCGATCTGGTCGAGAACGCCTCCTATAAGCTGACCGCACCCGGCATCGGCGGCGAGTGCGGCTGCACGATGGGTCAGAACCGCCTGCTGTATCAGGGCCTGTTCCTGGCACCGCACGTTACCATGCAGGCCATCAAGACCGCGATGTTCTGTGCAAAGGTCATGGAAAAGCTCGGTTACGAGGTCAGCCCCAAGGCAGAGGAGCCGCGTTACGACATCATCCAGACCATCGCGTTCGGTGCGCCTGACCCGCTGCGCCGCTTCTGTGAGGGCATTCAGGCCGGTGCACCTGTCGATTCCTATGTAACGCCGGAGCCGTGGGCAATGCCAGGTTACGACGATCAGGTTATCATGGCTGCAGGCGCGTTCGTGCAGGGCGCGTCCATTGAGCTTTCCGCCGATGCACCGATGCGTGAGCCGTATGTCTGCTATATGCAGGGCGGCCTGACATATGAATCCGGCAAGCTGGGCATGTTGCTTGCTGCAGATAAAATTACCAAGGCAAAGGCACAGTAATGGTGAATGAAAAATAGAGGATGATGGTATCCTGCATTTTTCAATTCTTCATTTTTCGTGCGAAATCGGTTGACAAAGTGCGGATATGAGCGTTATAATAAATCTGTATTTATTAAGTTATAGGCAATGACGGAAATCCTGTTTTCCGAAAAGCATTTGGCAGAGAGCGTGCGCCACGGCTGCAAGCACACGCAATGCGGAGAAAACAGTACCGATTCCCGAGCCGCACAGCGGAAAACCGCAGTATGCTGTGCCGTGTCGTTCGCGTTAAGAACTCCGAGCGGCAGTCCTGCAAGGGCTGCAAGCAGGGTGGAACCGTGGGCAAGCGCTCACCCCTGAGAGATACAGGGGTGAGCGCTTTTTTGTTACTCTGCAGTAATGAAAAATTGAAAATGGAGAGTTGAGAATTGTGGTTACGCGCAAAGCGCGTCATAAAATTCCGTCCCGTGGACGGATACCTTCATTTTCCATTCTCCATTATCAATTACTCCACTCGTTATGATTTTACAAGAAAGGTCTGAATAAAAGTGTCCGAAGATAACAAGTACACGTTTGAGAACAAGGAATACCGCGACACCTACCGTCACACGGTATCGCACATTCTCGCGCAGGCAGTAAAACGCCTGTATCCGGAGGTCAAGCTGGCCATCGGCCCGTCCATTGACAACGGCTTCTATTACGACTTTGACGCGCCGTTCTCCTTCACGCAGGAGCACCTCGATGCCCTCGAGGCAGAGATGCGTAAGATCTGCAAGGAGAAGGAGAAGCTCGAGCGCTTCGAGCTGCCGCGCGCAGAGGCCATCAAGTTCATGGAAGAGCGCGAGGAGCCGTACAAGGTAGAGCTGATTAACGATCTGCCGGAAGACGCTACCATTTCCTTCTACAAGCAGGGCGAGTTCACCGACCTGTGCGCAGGCCCGCATCTGGACTCCACCGGCCGCGTAAAGGGCAACGGCATCAAGCTGATGAACGTTACCGGCGCTTACTGGCGCGGCGATTCCTCCAAGAAGATGCTGCAGCGTATTTACGGCACCGCATTCCCGAAGAAGGACGAACTCGACCAGTACCTTAATATGCTGGAAGAGGCGAAGAAGCGCGATCACCGCAAGCTGGGCAAGGAGCTCGGCTTGTTCATGCTGACCGAGGAAGGCCCGGGCTTCCCGTTCTTCCTGCCCAACGGCATGACCCTCAAGAACACCCTGATCGACTACTGGCGCGAGGTACACAAGCGCTACGGCTACGTTGAGGTCTCCACCCCGATGATCCTCAACCGCAAGCTGTGGGAGCGCTCCGGTCACTGGGATCACTACAAGCAGAACATGTACACCACCGTCATCGATGACGAGGATTACGCAATCAAGCCGATGAACTGCCCGGGCGGTATGCTAGTCTACAAGGCTCAGCCGCACTCCTACAAGGAGCTGCCGCTGCGTGTCGGCGAACTGGGTCTGGTACACCGTCATGAGCTGTCCGGCGCACTGCACGGTCTGTTCCGCGTGCGCTGCTTCACGCAGGATGATGCCCACATCTTCATGACCTGGGATCAGATGAAGGACGAGATCAAGAACGTCGTTCGTCTGTTCGATGAGGTTTACTCTACCTTCGGCCTGACCTATCAGATCGAGCTGTCCACCATGCCGGAGGATCACATGGGCGAACTGAAGGACTGGCAGTTTGCGGAAAAGACCCTCGCAGAGGCTATCACCGAGATCGGCAAGGACTACGTTGTCAACGAGGGCGACGGCGCGTTCTACGGCCCGAAGCTGGACTTCCATCTGGCAGACTCCATCGGCCGTACCTGGCAGTGCGGCACCATCCAGCTGGATATGCAGCTGCCGGAGCGTTTCGAGCTTGAGTACACCGGCGCAGACGGCGAGAAGCACCGTCCGGTTATGATCCACCGCGTTGTCCTCGGCTCCATTGAGCGCTTCATCGGCGTTATCACCGAGCATTTTGCAGGCGCATTCCCGACCTGGCTGGCACCGGAGCAGGTTCGCGTTATGCCGATGACCGACCGCAATATTCCGTGCGCACAGGAAGTTGTTAAGCAGCTGACTGATAAGGGCTTCCGCGTAACCATGGACGAGCGCAACGAAAAGATTGGCTATAAGATCCGCGAAGCACAGGTTCACAAGATTCCGTATATGATCGTCATTGGCGACAAGGACGAGGAAAAGGGTGTTATCTCGGTTCGTACCCGCAAGACCGGCGAGACCACCGCTATGGAGACCGGCGAGTTTATCGAGAAGCTCGCGTATGAGGTTGAGAATAGGCTGAAGTAAGCAGCAAAACGGAGAGCGGAAGCGATATTCCGTTCTCCGTCACAATAGAATAAAGGTTCATAGAGTTTTGTCATGTATGCAGGGAGGGTGCGGCATGAAAAAATTTGTTTCCGCGTGTCTGATGGCAGGTCTGCTGACTTGTGCCGCCGGTGCGGCACAGGTTGGTACGATCAACAATAACTATCCCGGCGATACCGAAGCGCAGGCGCAGATGCTTTACGATCTCGGACTGTTCAAAGGCACCGACAAGGGCTTTGCACTGGAGAAATCCATGACCCGCGCAGAGGCCTCGGTGATGCTGACCCGCCTGCTTGGCGCAGAAAAGACCGCGCTGGCAGGAAACTGGAAGCATCCGTTTACCGATGTACCGCAGTGGGCGGACAAATACGTCGGCTGGCTGTATCAGAATGGTTTGACCAAGGGCGTTTCCGCGACACTGTACGGCTCGCAGCGCAATGTCACCTGCGACCAGTATTGCATTTTTCTGACTCGGGCACATTTGGATGCGGACAGCTATCAGGGTACGGCTTTTGTCGATAACGATGAGGTACGGCAGACGGACGAGGAGGGTTTTATCCGCGGAGATGCGGTTTCGCTCTCGGCTCGGCTGCTCGGTACGAACTACGCGAAAAATAGCGACGAAAGCGACCGCAGTGTGGCGGAAAAGCTGATCGACGACGGCGTTTTCACAGCGGAACAGTTCAAAAATGCGGCATGGGACGTTCTGCCGCGTGATTACAGCAATGATTACCAGTACGATGGCAAATGGAACCTGATTGCTTCGCCGTTCGTCTGCCAGATCGCAGATGTGACAGTGGCGCAGTGTCCGATTGACGGAGTGCAGCCTGTCAGCGGTACAGACCGTTATGCGCAGAGCGATATGGAGCAGTCGAATTTTATCCTGTACCGCATGGACAGCAAGACGATGAAACTGACGCAAGTGCTCTCGCTGCCGCAGGAAAGCTCTGTGGAATATCTCGGCCGTGCCGGAGAAACCGATTATCTGCTGGTGTACGACCGGAAAACGGAAACGTATTCGCTGTGCTCAGTGCACGGCGATACGGTCAAAACCGAACTGACCCTGACCGAAGCACAGCAGCAGGCAGCACATACCGTTTATCAGAGCGCACGCGGCTGCATCATCTGCACGGACGAGACGACCGGTTATAAGCTCACGGAAACAGGCGTGAAGCCGTTCAATGTGGCAGCGGGTATCTGCCGGCTGACGGATAACGGCATGACTGTTACGCAGAACTGTACGGCGGACGAAACCGTGCTGACGGCGTATAACTGGGACGGTCAAAAGACAGACAGCTATACCATTTCGAATGCGTATCAGTCGGATGATGCCGAGGTGCGCAAGCATTGTGCGCCGCGGATAATTGGCAGCGACGGTGCGTTGCTCTGGGGCACAGCCGGGCTGTACCGCGAAGAGAACGGCCGTCTGGTGCAGGTGACAGATTCTCCGGTCATCAGCGTAAAGCAGGATGCGGATGGGGCCTATTATGCTGTTTCCTGCGATAAATCTGAGCGGACGGAATACTATTCGGATGGTATCGGATACATGGCCGGTGATATGCTCGTGCGTATCGCGCCGGATGGAACGCAGACCACGCTTGCAACACTCGATGACATTCTGATCGACGAGGTAAAGACGGTCAAAAGCGGTGCTGTTCGCTTCACAATCGCTATTCCGACAGAGGGCCATAGAAGCGGACACTATACCTGCCTGTTGAAAGACGGAAATATTACCGTCCGGTCGGCAACCGATGATGTATTCTACATCTGGGGCAACGATGCGCTGGAAAACGAACAAGAGAAAATAGATAAGATTATTGCGAACCAGAAAGGTGAAGAATAATGGCAGAAAAGAAAAAGCTGGTCAGCGAGATCACGTCTATGGACGTGGACTTCGCGCAGTGGTACACAGATATTGTTAAAAAGGCTGAAATGGCCGATTATTCGTCCGTAAAGGGCTGTATCATCATGCGCCCGTACGCACAGGCGCTGTGGGAGAACATCCAGCACACGCTGGACGGCATGTTCAAGGAAACCGGTCACGAGAACGTGGCAATGCCGATCTTCATTCCGGAAAGCCTGCTGCAGAAGGAGGCCGACCACGTTGAAGGCTTCGCGCCGGAGTGTGCATGGGTAACGCACGGCGGCAACGACAAGCTGGAGGAGCGTCTGTGCGTTCGTCCGACTTCGGAGACGCTGTTCTGCGAGCATTACGCAAAGATCGTTCGCTCCTGGCGCGACCTGCCGAAGCTGTACAACCAGTGGTGCTCGGTTGTCCGCTGGGAAAAGACCACCCGTCCGTTCCTGCGCAGCCGTGAGTTCTGGTGGCAGGAGGGTCATACCGTTCATGCTACCGCTGAGGAGGCTATGGAAGAGACTCTGCGCATGCTGAACATCTATGCGAAGTTCTTCGAGGAGTGGCTGGCGATTCCGGTTCTCAAGGGTGAAAAGACCGAGAAGGAGCGCTTCGCCGGTGCAGAGAACACCTACACCATCGAGGCTATGATGCACGACTGTAAGGCTCTGCAGTCCGGTACCTCGCACTACTTTGGTGACGGCTTTGCACGCGCATTCGGCATGCAGTACACCGATAAGAACAACACCCTGCAGTATATGTATCAGACCTCCTGGGGTGTTTCCACCCGTATCATCGGCGCAATCATCATGACGCACGGTGATAACGAGGGTCTGGTTCTGCCGCCGCGCATCGCTCCGACCCAGCTGGTTGTTATTCCGGTTGCGGCTCACAAGGAAGGCGTTAAGGAGAAGGCAACCGAGCTGTACGAGCAGGTCAAGGCAGCGGGCATCCGTGCCAAGATCGACCTGAGCGACAATACCCCGGGCTGGAAGTTTGCCGAGTACGAGATGAAGGGCATCCCGCTCCGTCTGGAGGTCGGCCCGCGCGACATCGCCGAGGGTCAGTGCGTACTGGTTCGCCGCGACACCCGCGAAAAGACTGTTGTTAAGTTCGAGGATCTCGAAAAGACCATCCCGGCGCTGCTGGAGGACATCCAGAAGTCGCTGTATGAGAAGGCGCTCGCAAACCGCGAGGCGCATACCTATACCGCAAAGTCTCTTGACGAGATGAAGTCCATCCTTGCTGAGCACACCGGCTTTATCAAGTCCATGTGGTGCGGCGACCTCGCCTGCGAAGAGAAGGTCAAGGAAGAGACCGGTATGCCGAGCCGCTGCATGCCGTTCGAGCAGGAGCATATCGCAGATACCTGTCCGGTCTGCGGCAAGCCTGCAAACAAGATGGTTGTCTGGGGCATCGCGTACTAAGCGAAGTCTCAGAACCAAAAAACTGCACAAGCAAAAAGTCCCTCATCAGTCGATGAGGGACTTTTTTGCGCTAATAGAGAAACTTTTTCAGCAGATCGAACGGTTTGTGCGGCAGTGATCGGATACCGGTTGCAAAGCTGCAGATCAGGAAGCCGCCGTCTGTATTCTTAACGGGAATGAAGAATGAAGCAGTGGCATCCTTCAGGTCATAGGTCGAATTTGCCGTCGGCTTCATTTTAAACGGACAGTCGAAAACCATCGGCTTGCCGTCATACAGAACGGAGAATTTACAGCCGGCTGGGAGCAAATACTCCAAGCCGGCTGCGTGTAAACGGGTAGATAGATTATCTGCAGGAATTATTGCCGCTGCAGGAATTGTTATTGCCGCAGCCGCAGCCGCTGCGATTGTCATTTACGCCGGCACTGCCGGTGAACAGACAGCCTGCCTTGTCGCTCTGCGGCGGGAAAAAGGCGTCGATGGGGAAGTCGAAGCTCGAGAAGATCTCGCACGGGTCCTGCTCACCGCCGACACCGCTGTTCGAGCAGTCACGCCGCGGCAGACATACGTCGTAAGCGGGCATGAGCAGCTGAATGTCGCGCTCAAGTCGGATGATCGAGAACTGACCGAGGGTTACGAACAGCTGATAGCCATCGTTGCTGAGCACGAGGTCGTCACCGCCGAAGCACGAGCAGATTGAACGGGGTACTTCATGCAGCGCGCAGCAGCAATAACTTAAATGTTAGAGGTTTGAGGTATAGCAATTTTGGGGTGGATTGTCAGATGGAGGTCGCTTTTGGCTTTGCCGTAGACACGGACGGTTTTATGGTAGTCTATACGGCGGATTACCTGCTTTAAGAGAAGATTTTGTTCTTTTGGATCTTCCAGTGTGGGGTATACGTCCAGCACATGACGGATGAGTGGCGCGGAGTTCTTCTGCGCTTCAATGTCTGTCTGTTTATTATGGAGTTTGCGCTCGATCTCGTGCTTTGTGTTTAGCAGTGCGGTCTGATCCTGGCTGATTGCGGATTGACGCTGCAGGAAGGTTTCCTTACTGTAAACACCATCTTCGAGCAGTTCATAGGTACGCTGCAGACGGCGGTTTATATCGGTAAGCTGCTTCTCGATATTCTGCAGTGCGATTTCTTCGCTTTTCGTGTCCAGAAGGGTAGGAGAGCTGAGTTCGATCTTGTGAAGAAATTCGCGGAGAGACTGCAGGACAAGGCTTTCCACATCTTCAAACAGACTGGAGACGGTAGAGCAGGACGGATTTTCACAGCCAAACCGGACTTTATCTTCACGGCGGTATGGATGGCGAGACATCAGTTTACCGCATTGGTCGCAGTAGACCAGTCCGGCCAGCGGATTCATCTGCTGGTATTTGCGCGGTACACGCGGCGTAACGGTGTCTTTCATGCGCTGTTGGACGCTGTACCAGACGTCTCGCGGGATGATCGCTTCGTGTATTCCTTCGTACAGCTCACAGTTTTTATTGACCGGTCGCTTGGTTATCAATTTGCCTTTTTGCACGATTTTTGTGTTGACCTTCATGGCACTGGGGATAAAACCGGCATAGTGCGGGTTCTGCAGGATGGCACGGGTAGTCGCGGACACCCATTTTTTATCGAGCGGTGTGCGGATCTTCATAGCGTTCAGTTCGTTTGCGATTTCGGAAAAGCCTTTGCCGGAAAGATACATATCGTAGATGGTGCGGATCACACCGGCCTGCGGCTCAACCGGTCGAAGGGACCAGCCGCGGCCGTCCAGTTTGTAGCGTTCATAGCCGTAAGGCGGACGTCCGGGAACGTAGTGGCCTTCTTTCTTGGAGGCTCTCGTTCCGGCCAGCTGACGGCGGCGTATCATGCGGTACTCCTGGCGCGACATGAACAGGCCGAACTCCATCCATTCCTCATCCGCTTCCTGCGTGGGGTTGTAGGTTTTGGACGGCGTGACAATCAGCGTGCCCGAAAACTTAAACGCTTGGGCGACGATACCCTGATCTATGGTATCGCCGCGCGCAAGACGCGAGGTTTCCGTGACGAGCACGCCCTTCCAGCGACCGTCCTCCACCTCGGCGAGAAGCTGCTGCATGACGGGACGGTTTGCGATACGCTCGCCGGAGACGATTTCGCGGTAGATCGCGCCGATGGGCAGGGCACGGGACTTGGCAAGCTCCATGAGGATATGCTCGTGCCGTGCGAGGGTATCGCCTTCGCCGTGTGCCTCGGCTTCGAGGTCCGCGCGGGATTTGCGGAGATAGAGGGCGTATTCGGTGGGCATGAGGGGAACTCCTTTCGGTTACGGCTGATTGATGGCGTCGGCAAGGAATGTCACCCAACGCGGCGCGTTCTCGTAGCAGACGATCACGCCGTTGCGGTACTCAGCGACCGCAACAAAGCCGTTATCATTATCGAAAAAGGTCGCTTCGTCACAGTAGGGCAGGACAGCCGCCAGCGACTTGACGCGGCCTGCAAAGCGGCGGCGCACATCGTCCGCGGGAATGTCATGCCCACCCTTGCGGACACGGTTTGCAATACGCGCAAGCGACTCCTCGGCAGAGTCCAGACCGACATAGTACATCCGCACGGCATAGCCGCTTTCACGCGCCTGACGCGCGGTATGCGCAGTGAGAGAACCGGAAAGCGTGGTTTCCTGCGTGAAGCACACGCCTTTTTTCAGGCAGGAGCGAATGCGTTCGATGGCAAGACGGCCGGCAAGTATGTTATTGCCGCCGTTCGCTGCGGCCAGCTTATCAACATCGACGATTACGCCGAGATCGTTCATCTCCTGACGGAGTACGCCGGTGAGGCTGGACTTGCCCGCGCCGTTGACACCGGCGATGATGGTGTAGGTTTTCATGGGCATACTCCTTACTTATGCTTGTTTCTCCAAGACAGATTCACTACATTTTTTATATTTGGGGTTATCTGCAAGGTCTGCGACGTAGTCGCGGACCTTTTCTTTACCCTCATCGTTGAATTCGCGGTAATCGTCAATGAGCTGGGTTTCGTCGGGGGTGTATTTCTCGACTGGCTGCGCTGGTTGGCTGAATTCTGTTTCCATGATTTCCTTCAAGCCGCGTTGCATGAGAGAGATAACGGCTTGCGTTTGATTCTTGATGCGGTGGTTATAGCGATAATCTTCGATTTCCTGCATTAGAGCAGGGTCTACGGTGATTGTAAACCGTGGTTTATCTGTTGGCATTGTATGTCACCTCCGTTGCTCTTATCATACAGCAGTGGTGAACCGGTGTCAAGTTTTTTCAAAATTCCTATTGACAGTTCCGAGGTGGTGAACTATAATAACATCATAAATCACAGGTTCACCACTTGAAAGGAGAGGTACAAATGACTGAGATGCCGAGAAAGACAATCAGCCTTCCGCCGGAACTGGAAAATGCAGTTTACGAATTGCGGAAGAGTGAGAAATATTGCAAATGCTCATTCTCTGAGATTTTGCGTGTGATGATTCGCAGAGGTCTGGACGCCGAGCAGGCGGAAGGGAAGGGGTGAGATCATGAAAAAGAACGATCTGGATCTTGCGTTCTCGGTAATAGAAACAGCGGCCGTCCATCTGCATAATGGACTACCGCTGTTTCTGGAGGGTGATCTGTTCGCCGAACGCAACGAATGGCTACGCGAGTTTCTTATCCAGGCTCTGCTCCTGTCACTCGATCTGCTTCGCCGAGAAGGTGCAGAGGTGGAGGAAACGCCCCTGCTGGCATGGGTTCGCCGCGCATATACATCAGAGTAATCGCGGCACAGCATTTTTGACATTGCGTGCGGCCCTCCATAGCATCACAGCCGTTGCACATGGCAAAAGTTTTTCCATCCTCAGTGACGGTGGTTTTGGTATAGACCGTGTGCTTCATCCACGGATGGAGCGGACATATCACCAAACAACTGCGCTGAACGATTTTACACACAAAATCACCTCCTTTCTGCTTTTCAGTATAGCAGAGAAGGAAAACGAAAACAACGCCGAACAGGCGGAAGGGAAGGGGTGAGGGGATGGACGCTTTGAATTTGGCGTTCTTTGCGCTGGGTTTCGCTGTATGCCACTTTATCTATGCGGTGTTCGTCCTGATTTGGCTGTTCAGCAAAGATGAATGGTAAAAAGACGGCTGCCGGATTTAACTCATCATGAGGGAACGGATAGCGGCAGCTGCGGCGGCCAGTGTTCCGACACAGCTTATGAACGAGAGAAATAGAGAAATTCTTGCTTCATACTTTGCTGATTTTGCAGCGTCAAACACATATTCTGCCTGCAAAATCTCCTGGGCACAGCAGATGCCGTGAGAAGTGAGCGTTACCGTATCGTTTTCTTCGGTTATCAGTCCCAATTCGGCAAGCTGTGTGTTCGGAGCAAGAAATCCGTCCTCAAAGGCTTCCTGAAAGGATTTGTGCGGAAGCGGAAGAGTAAATACAGCGGCTTCACTGCGCGGAATATTGCGCTTTACGCGCCTGCGGTATTCGAGATAAAGGTCAAGCAGGCGTGTTTGAGCGTCAAGCGACAAATTGATCATAAAAACACCTCCTTTCTGCTTCAGTATAGCAGAGAAGGCGGAAAGAGACAACGAGGAATGTATGAAAGTAAAGATTACCATTAAGGGGAAAGCTGGGCAGGCCGGTACACTTGCCGAAGCACTGGACGGTTTTTTGAAAGATGAACTGAAAGTGCGTGCAAAGTACCCTGAAAAGACACAATATGAAATCCATGTGGTACAGCGGACATTTTATCGTACAGTGAAAGGCTCGCGCCCTGCTAAGGACGCCGAGCAGGCGGAAGGGAAGGACACACCATGAAGTACGAAGTTTGGGTTTTGGAGAAGCGCCTGGTCGGTGAGAACCGCTGGCGGCAGTTTTTCTGCGACGGCAGGCAGGAGGCACTGGACGTTGCAGAGGGATTTATTGATATTGCGGAAAAGATCGAGGTGAAACCTGCATGAAACCTTACAATGAATATCTCGCCATGACGGCAGAGCAGATCATGGCCGACCCGGAAGCGCCGGAGAGCCTGCGGATCGCTGCCCGCATTGAGCTTGAGAAAGCACAAAAGTTCGATTTAGAGGCAGAGGTGGCACGGACGGCAACAGACAAGCCGGTCTGAGCATAGGCTTTAGAAAGGGGTGGTTACGGTGGCAATCGTGGCTGAATATCATTATCCAAACGGTACGGTCTACATTGACGACGACTGCTACCGTGACGTTGCGCCGGATGAAATGCAGCGGCGCATTGAGCGGCTGCAGAAAACGGCGTGGGAATTACTGATGAATCAGGAACGGAGGAAGAAAGATGAAGGCAAGTAGGTTTATGATGAGCCTGTCGGCGGCGGTATTCGGCGGCGTGATGTACATGCAGATCGCGGGTGCCTGCAGCCGCACGCAGGCGGCGGTGCTCGGAACGGCGATGCTGGTTTGCATGGCAATCTGCTATGCGGATCTCTGTGCGGCAAAACGCCGCCGGGCGGCAGAGGAAGTCAAGGCCCGCAAGGCGGCCCACGTCTCCATGGACAAGGCGGCGCACATTGCGTACCGCGCCGACCTGATGAGGCAGATCCGCTGATGGCCGACTGGAAGAAAAACCGGCAGAAGTTCCAGATGCCGCATGACCGGGTGGAACGCTGTATGCGGTACGTGAAGGCTGTCGAAAAAGCAAAGCGGAAGGCTGAGAAAGCCAAAAGGGCCGCAGCGCGACCGGAGCCTGCGCAAGGAACGGCCGAGTTCGAGGCGCTGCTGCTCGAACGGTGGCAGGCTCGGCAGGAGGCTAAAAAACAGGAGGGCGGTCATGCAGAGATTCAGCGGGTTGGAAATTAAGCCGTATTCTCAGCTGACCGAGCTGCCGCGTGTGCGGATCGACAGGGTGCGCGTTGAGGTACAGCGCACCCTGTTTGGCGAAACCGAGTATCACCTGGTCGGCACGATGGGTGACGAGGGCAAGGCTTACCCAATCTGTCAGCCGTTTACCGAGCTGTCGGACGTATGGGAAAAGAAGAAAGAAATAGAAAGCGCCATTTTCAAGGCGCGACAGGAGGAACAATATGCGAGAAAAAGAAAAGACGCGGGTTATCTGGAGACACCCGCGCGGCCGGTTTGAGGTACAGGAGTCCGAGCATTACAGCCTGTTTGACCGCTGCACCTATTACACGCGCGAATGCGTATTTACACCGCAGGACGATGCGCGCGGGTTGTGCAGCGAGGTGCCGACAGGCATTTTTGTGCCGGAACTGTGTACGCCGCAGAAAGGCGTGCAGGGTCCGGTCAGCGACGTGGACGTAGACCAATGGTGCGAATGGTACAAAGCCGGCAAAAATGTTGCGGATATCGCTGAGATGGCAAGACGCAGCAAAGCTACTGTTGCGGCGCGTCTGCGCACGCGCGGACTGCTACCCGATCCCGTTCCGCGCGTGACGGATGAGGAAGTACGCGAAATGGCGCGGCTGTTTGCTTCCGGCCTGTCCGTGCGCGAGGTTGCGAAGGCAACCGAACGAAACATGAGAACAGTACGCGAACACTTGCGAGAAACGAGGGCTATCAGATGAGTTTACATAAGATCAAGGCGGAGCTGCAGGCAAGCGATGAGGCCGCCTGCGAGAAGTTTGCAAAGGTGATTGCGGACTGGCTGCGCAGGGAAGGGGATTGTCTGGCATGAAGAAGAAAGGCAAGGGCAAGCCGCGGGGCATGAATTACGCCGATGTGCTCAAGGCGCGGCGGGATCGCTTGCAACTGGCGATGGATGAGGCGGCGCTTTTGAACGTCGAGCAGAGCATGCAGCGGTATCTCTGGCTGATGGCGGTCAGCCTGCACGATGCTTACGGCTTCGGTCCGGAGCGCCTGCAGAAGTTTTTCGAGGCGTTTCAGGAGAACTCGGACGAGCTTGCGAAAATGCGGGCAGAGGTAGACGACGATTACGCCTTTGAAAAGCTGCGGCTGCGGGCGGAGGACGTCAGCCGGATGGATATTCGTTATTACGGGAAACTCAAGATTGATTAGGAGGAAAAATATGAATGCAAAGAGAGCGGCAAAGCTGATGCAGATCGCCCATTATTACGGCGAGGACAAGCAGGTTTGCAAGCTGATGGAAGAATTGGGCGAGGCTACGAGCGCGGCAAGTGAGGTGCTGATGCTGCTCAGCTATCACGAGCAGGGCGGCAAGAAACGAGATTTGACCGCGAGACTGGAACACCTTGCCGGAGAACTGGCCGATGTTGTCAATGTCACTGAGCAGATTATTCAGCTTTTTGGACTGGAAACCGATTTTAAGGTGGCGCGGCACGCGGGTATCCAGAAAACACTCAAGCGGATTCGGGAGGAAATGAGTAATGCGCAGCCCGACAGAGACGGCACACCTGATTGATTCGCATTACAGACGGTCGTTTGGACGGTCGCCGGATAATGAAATGCGTGAGTTTATCCGCAAGGCGGCGGAAAACGGCTTGACGCTCGATGAACTGCTCAACTGCATGACGGCGGCTGTGGTTACTTACGGATTTGGCGCGTATGAGCGCGATTACCGAAAGGTTTTCGTTGCTGAGGCGCGGAAGGTTTGGAAGATGAAAAACAGGATAGGAAAAGCCAGCCTGTGAAGGCTGGCTTTGCGGACTTACAGATCGAACAAGTCGGCATGGGTGCCGGTTCGGGTAAGTGTGAGGATAAGCTCGTTTTCGTGCAGACGGTAAATCAGCAGCCAATCCGGTCGGATATGGCATTCTCGGAAACCGGCGTAATCGCCTTTGAGGGCATGATCTTTATAGCGAGGTGGAAGCGGAATATCCTGTTGAAGCAGGTCAATAACCGCTTTTAGTTCTTTGAGTGGATAATGTCGTTTCTGAATACGCTTGTAGTCGCGTTTGAACAAACTGTGAAAGTGAATTTCTCTCATTCGTCGGCATCCTCGGCGTCCAGAGCGGCAAAAAGTTCGTCAGTGGTAGAGTACGGGCCGGACAGGTTATTTCCTTCCATCGCATCCTGCATGGCAGCACGGGTTTCTGCATTGGGACGTAATGCGGGACGGAACGGGAATGCCTGTTCGGAAACTGCTTGACGCAGGAACATATTGACGGCGGCATTGGTGCTGATACCAAGAGAAGTGAACAGGTTATCGGCTTGTTCTTTCAGTTCGGGTTCCAGACGGAACGAATACGGTTTTGCAGACATAAAACGCACTTCCTTTCTACTATCAGTATATCATATGTATGTATATTGTCAACACAAATATGTTCATTTGCAGATGCATGAGTCGAAATGGACGGAGGATTTTTATGTTATATCATAAACAGGAGTGCAACGGTGCGCTCTATCAGATGTGTTTATATTCCATGGGCACGATGCCTGGCATGTCGCCGAGGCAGAGAGCCGGACGGCGCAGGACCACGGACGCGGCCAAGCAGGAAATCAACCGCCGTCAGCGCAAGTGGCGGCTGATGCAGCTCATCTGCGCGAACTTCCGGTCAGGCCGTGACCTTTTTGTGTGCCTGACCTATGCGCCGGACGCAAACCGCGCCCGCGCACTGGAAAAATTCCATGCGAAAATGAAAGCGGCGTACAAAAAACTCAGACTGACCTATAAATACATAGCTGTGACCGAGGAGCATGACATGGACGGCGAGCCGGTACGGCTGCACCATCACTTAATCATCAGCGGCGCGGCCGATATGCGGCTTGCGGAAACGGTGCGTGCCTGCTGGCCTTACGGTCATGCGGATGTGCGGACGCTGCGCGAGGGCGCGGACTTTTTTGAGGATACGGCGCTGTATCTGCTCAAAGAGGACAAGCACAAGGCGCGAGGGGCGCGGCGGTACTCCACCAGCCGTAATCTGACCCCGCCCGCAGAGCCGGTGCGGCTGCGGCTGCCCGAGGAGGCAGAGCCGGAGACGCCGCCGGGCGTCAAGATCGTTGAGAACGTCCGGAACGCAAACGAGTTCGGGCGCTACGAAATCATGGTCGGGCGGATTTACGATCACAAGGCGTTTGATGCGTGGTACGCAGGACAGCGGCGCAAGGCTGCTCCCGATCCGTGGGAACGACTGCGGCGCAGGAAAAGAAAAAGTTACAGATAGCGGCGGCGGTGTCCGCCTGACGGCCTTGTAGGGGGTCTAACAATTCCCACACCCGGCGTTGGTTAGGTTCGGACGAATGATAACTAATTGTAATCAGCCTACTTTCTGTATACTCTCAAAGGATGGAGCGCGCGGAAGCGCGTAACGGTGACGGGTTCAAGGCGGAAAATCTACGCACGGGAGGTGCGGCATGACGAGGGACAGGTTAAAACAGGCGGAAAGCCTGGTCTGCGAATTGGAGGAGGAACGGGAACGGTTTGCACGAGAGGCGCGGCACCGCAAGCGGATAGAGGAAACCTATGGTGTCGGCTGTCTGTTCGGTGAACAGGCGTTCGATAATGCGCGGGAACGGCTTGACCGGATCGAGGCACAGTGCCAGGACGAGAGAGACACCGTGCGGCAGTGGATCGACAGCGTTTCCGACTCCATGACCCGGCGCGCGCTGCGGCTGCGGTATCTGGACGGCAAGAGCTGGAGCGAGTGCGCCAGACGGATGGGGTATGCGGACGAGAGCGGTCCGAGGAAGCTGGTAGGGAAATTATGGTCTAAATAAGCGTGTCAAAAGGTGTTCCTTTTCGCACGGCAGATTGACGGCGGTATTTTTATCGGTATGGCGTGCGAAAAGGCTTGTCTTTTGATTTACGGACGTTCCGCGAGACAACAGGACATTTTGAAACGCATTGAGCAGGCAGGAGGTCAAATATGGAAAAAGTATACGGATATGCGCGGGTTAGCACGCGCGAACAGAATCTCGACCGTCAGATTGCAGCGCTGCGGCAGTACATCGCCGATGAGCGCGACATCATCACCGACAAGGAGAGCGGCAAGGACTTCAACCGCCCGGGATACCAGTATCTGCGTGAGGTGCTGCTGCGGCCGGGCGACACGCTCATCGTCAAGAGTCTTGACCGTCTCGGGCGCAACAAGCAGCAGGTCAAACAAGAACTGGAATATTACAAGGCGATGGGTGTGCGCGTGAAGATCATCGACCTGCCGAGCACGATGGCTGACTTTCCAAAAGGTCAGGAGTGGATCTGCGAAATGGTAAACAACATTATGATCGAGGTGCTCGCAACGATCGCAGAGCAGGAGCGCCTGACCATACGCCAGCGGCAGGCCGAGGGCATCGCTGAGGCGAAAAAGCAGGGGCGGCAGCTCGGACGGAAAAAGACTGAGCTGCCCGCTGAGTGGGAGTTAGTCACAGGATTGTGGAAAAGTGGGAGCATCACGGCCGTGCAGGCGATGGACCGGCTCGGACTGAAAAAGAGTACATTTTACCGCATGGTGCGGGAGCAGAAATAAAAAAATACCGCTCTGCGGCGGCGTTGACAAACACGGTGGTTGGGGTGTAAAATAAGGGTACAAAAGGGACGCAGCCATGAACGGTTACTCCCGATTGGTTATGTCATTGAAAATGACCGCAATCTTGGAGGAGGGCGGTCATTTTCTTTTGCTGATTTTGAGAATCAGTTCAGCAAAAGCTATGAGAAGGAGACAAAACTGAAATAAATCAGAAAATGTAACCATCATAGCATCACCTCCCCTCGTGTTGGGTAAGGTGGGAATAACCGCACATAGCGTTAACATGGCTGCGTCCGCAACAACAGTATAACACAAAAATCGACAAAGGGCAATCCGAGAGGGTTGCCCTTTTGTTATGCGCTCCTGCGCGTTCTGACGGACGTGCTCGGGCGCTTTTTTCTGCCTCGGACAGGTTTTCCGTTTTTTCCGTTTTTTCCGATTATACTTGTATTCAGCAAAGACAAACAAGAAACAGACGCGCGCGGGAGGTGATTGGATGCAGCAGCGCGGGAGCAAGTACGACAACAAGTTCAAAGAAGAGGCGCTCGCGCTTGTGGCCTCGGGCGTTTCTATCACAAACGCGGCCTGCCGGCTGCGTATTCCCAAATCGACCCTTGCGGACTGGGTGCACACCCAGAACGAGGGGGACGAGGACGGCGTTGCCGCCCGCCGCGAGATACGCCGCGCGCAGATCAAGCGGTGCAACCGCATTGTAGACAAGAGCCTGCGGGCGCTCGACCTTAAGATCGAGGGCGTGGCAAAGAACGCCAGGAAGATGACCGAGGGTCTGGACGTACTCGTTAAGGCGGCGGAGGACGGCGTGGTGTCACTGACCGATGCTGAACTTGCCACACTCCGCGAGGCCGTCAGCGACTACACCGGCGTGGGACTGCGTGAGCTGTCCGGCACGATCAAGGAGGTTGCGGCACGACAGGAGACGCTCGAGCAGCACCTCAGCGAGGGAGCAGGAGCGGACTCCGAAATGCAGATCAAGTTCGTACTGCCGGATGAAGGAGGGTATTCGGAATGAAGACGCTGACCTTCAAAAAGCCTTATCCGAAGCAACAGCAGTTTCTACTTGCAAGATCACG